AATATTGGGCCGTTGGTGGAGATATAAGTGGATCACTTTTCATCCGTCGTTGACATTCGTCGCAAGAGTGTTGATATTTTGAGCATTGGCGAAGCTGTAGTGAAAGAGTCTGCTATAGCGTTTCCTGTGTCGCTTCGCGTTAAGCGAAGCTGGGTAAGCAATGCACAAATCGAATATTGGTTGCAGGACTTGAAAAATCCATCTGTGGTTATTTCGGGGAAAACAAGACCAGTTGACGCATCAAAACGCGGTGAGAGAGAAGAATATTTGCTCATCGACACGAAATATCTTGAGCCAGCGAAGTGGGATCTAAAGGTCACATTGACTAACGGTAATTGCCGCCTGAATCCGCTTTATCGCATTTTCCCTATCAATGACTGCATAGAACGCCAGTTTATGATTGAAAAGTGTGAAGGAGACTGGAATGTCAAATAAGTCTAATTATGTTCTTCTTAATTATGATGAGTTAAACGAAAAGGGGCTGGCAAAACTCGTCAAAGAAATCGGTAAAGGAGGCTACAAGATAGCGAGGGTGATCCCTGCCAGTAATGGCAGGAAGAAAGACGGGATCATGACGCGCACGTTTACCCTTATCGGAATCGATGAGCAGACGATGGACGTTCAGGTTAATGATACTGGTGATATTTCTGGTGTAAAACTGAACGGAAAAATTGTTCCTTTCAAGCCAGTTAAAACGCTGACGGCTTTAGGGCAATCACTGGCTGCTTTATTTAATAAAGGCGCATCATCATTTCAGAAATCATTGGCGCGTAAGATAGCTCGTGCGGCGAAAGATATTGATGATGGGAATAAGAAAATAAAAGGCGTTAAGTCCAATGCGCAGAAACTAGCAGAGGCAAAGGAATCTCGCGATGCGATCCGCGAGGATATTGAAAGGGCCAAAGAAAAATTAAATCAGGTGCAAGGTAATTCAGACCGCGCAACAAGAGAAACTGAAATCATTAGAACCGAGATGGCGCAGGAACTGGCGAAAACTCGCGTATTGAAAGAAGAAATAGCGCGCCTGGAGGAAGATGCATGATAAAGAAACCTATTCGAATAAATATCCAGTCCACTTTTGCAGATACGCTCACTGGATATACGCCTAATCGTTGGGTGGCGGAAGATATCACCGAGGATGATTTACTTATCGAGCCTGCGACGCTGGAAGATATCGAGCTGGCCTATATGGGCAACGAAATTTTGGTAACTACCAATGAGGCAATGTTCGAAGCTATAACCACAACAAAATTGCGGTTAGCGCAAACAATGCGAGCATTTGTCCGGGCGCTTAATCGCGGCCTGAATGGCACTGACATTGCTGCGGGTACGGATGAGGCAGGTGAATATGAAGACGGACGTAATAGTATCGGTGGGGCAATCATTGGGCGCGTGCGCCGGGTTGCTAATATCCCTGTTGTAACAGCACAAATACCTCTAACCGATGGGCAAACGACAAGCATAATTTTCCATTCTCCAACCGCAGACGGCACAAGAATTAAAGGGGATGACGAGCTGGTTGCGTTTCAGTTTCTTCTTAACAAAAGAAACGTTACGCATGTTGTTGCGCCAATCGGTGGGCGTGATGTATCTCTGAGCCAGGTATGCCAGGCGCTTTCTAACCTCATTGAGCGTAATAGTGCAAAATTCAAAAAAGCAAAGGAGCGCCAGGACAAAATGAAGGCTGATATTGAGGGGTATCTCAATGAAGCCGACAAGCTGGCAGAAGAACGTTCTGTGCTGATTGAGCAGGTTGAAGACGCACAGCGGGGGCTGGCAGAGAAACGCTCAACACTCAATGATATGCAGAATAAATTAGACGCACAAAAAGCCCTTAACGCGGAATTGCAGGCTAAACGCGATAATTTATTGTCAGCTAAGAGCCAAGGAACTAAAGAGCGTGCCTTCAATGATCAACTGCGACACATAAAACATAATCTTGCTACAGAAGGCCAAACAACGCTGGATAATGGTGCTGTAGTTAAGTATGTCACGTCAGGCAGTGATAGCTTTGTCACGATTGAGGCACCAGAAGGCAATTTCAGTATTGATGTCAGTGCTGTTAAAGGTGGGAGTTCAGCGGATGCTGCAACCAAATTACTTAAAGCCTATCGTGAACATAATGCTGATCAATACAAAGTGGATGTGTTGCCGGGCCAGCCTGAGCCAACTGATCAGCCGCAGCCTGAACAGGAGCCACAACCAGAATCACATCCTGATCCCTTGGAAGTTGGTAAATATCGCTATGCGCTCCAATCTCGCCCAGCGGGTGTTGGTGCGGTTCCTGAAGGAAATAAAGCTGTACTTGACCGTCCTGATCAGGCTGATCCGTATTACGAATATGCTCGTCACGGAATCATTACGTATGACCGCAAACTGACAGACGAAGAAGTCAGTCAGTACGAGTTGCTATATCTCCCTGGTGACGATGAATTGAAAGAGATTGCAGGCGAATTGGTTGCGTCCAGTATGTCGAACCATATTGATGGCTATGTGGACCTGTTTGGCAGTGACCTGAAAACATTCAAGGCGCAAGTGAAAATTCTTTTCCGCAAAGCGTTTCCAAACGTGGCGTATCCACTTAGTGATGGGGAGAACCTTTTCATTATGGACGTGTATAACGCCCTTCAAAATCATTCAAGCGAAGTAAAAACAGAGCATGTGGTTGAGCCAGAATCACAACCACAAACAGCACCAGAACAGGAGTCGGAGCCAGAAGAAGCGGGTGAATCAGCAAGTGAAGCTGATCAGGAAGCAGATAAAGCGCTGGAGTACCTGAAATCCGTGCCGGAGCAGTTTACATCCCGCGATCTGACGGTCATCAGTGCTGAACTTGATCATGTGCAGGAAGCAGCAAACGCTCTAATCAGTGCAGGTCGATACGACGAGAACGAAGCCACTGTGGGTGCAGCAGTTGACTACCTGATCAACATTCTGGCTGAAATTCAGCAGGGAGGTGTTTAATGACCATCTCTGTTTTAGACCGCCTGAAATTAGGTAAAGAGCTATCAGATCTAATGCAGGCGCAGAAAACTGCGCCAGTATTGCAACGCGTCACCATTGGTAAGCAGATTGTTGATGTGATGCTGAAATTGGGCCTGGGGACTGCCGCGCAACCGGCAGCGGAACCGCAACAACAGGCTGATCCTGTTGTAGATGAAGTCCCTAAGATAGTGACTGACTTCCTGGGCGGTGTGTTCACAAAGTCCACACAAATGGAATTTATTGATGCGCTGCGTGGGATCTCAAACTATGTTGGCGAGTTCCTTACGTTGGAGCAGGCTAAAGAGCAGACCATAAGCTGGGTGAAAGCCAACGGTTATGCCGGGTAATCAAAAGGGGCTGAAATGCCCCTTTCACTTATCTGTTCTCACATAAATCACACACTTTTTACACTCACAGCTTTCTCTATAGTTGGAGTGTATTTTGAACAAATCAGTTACTTCTGCGCTTTCCGAGGCCGCAGATATTAACAGCGTCATTGCTCTGGTTTCTTCATTAGAGAGGAAAGAAACACGCTTGGGGCGAAGTAGCTACGTAGTCACCAGCAAAGGTGCAGAGGTAAAGACGGCTTTTAAGGTCGTTGATGCCAGCAGTCTGATCATTTCGAACAACCTTGACGGTACGATTAACCCGGCCTTCCCGGAAGAACTCCAACCACGAGATCGTACCCGGCTATCCAGCAAACTCCAGGTTAACCGTATTGCCTCCAATTTACGCCCGGCACAATTAACGGATTCCGGTATGAGCAGCCACGGAGCGCCGATAGTTGGTCCGGACAACGTTGTTGAATCCGGCAACGGAAGGAGTATGGGTATCTGGCGTGCCTATGAGCAAGGACAGGCGGATGAATATCGCCAGTACCTGATCGACCATGCGAAAGAGTTTGGTCTGAATCCTGACGAAATTTCGCAAATGTCTATGCCCGTACTGGTGCGAGAAAGACTCACAGATGTAGACCGCGCACAATTTGCCCGCGATTCAAACATTAGTGATCTGCAAGAGATGGCAGCAAGTGAAAAAGCGTATGCGGATGCGCAATTTCTCACTGAGAGCGTCATGGCGCTATTTAATCCTTCAGATGATGGAAATCTGCTGGCGCGGTCCAATGATGCGTTTATTCGTGCGTTTTTGCGCGAAATTGGCGATACAGCGACGGCAGGCTTGCTTACTGCCGATGGGCGTCCCACGAAACAGCTTATCGATCGCATCCAGAATGCAATTTTTGCCAAAGCGTACAAGGATGAAAGGCTTGTTCGGCTGGTGTCGGAAGAGCCAGATCCGGAAATGCGTAATATCCTGACCGCATTAAATACGGCAGCCAACGATTTTGCGCAAATGCAGTCGCTGTCTGGCGACGCTCACCATGACGCAGTAACAGGCTTAGTGGACGGTATAGAGCAGGTGAACGGTCTGGATAAACAGGCTATAGCAGCACTCCAGGACGCGATTAACCTTGTTCGTGAAGCCAAAGACAACGGTCAGGCGGTGGAAGAGGTGATAGCCCAGCGCGGACTCTTCGGTGATAGCACGCCGGAAGCTGAGGCGTTGGCGCTATTCATCGTGGCAAATAATCGAAGCGCGAAGCGCATGGGGGCTGCATTCAAAAAAATGGCACAAAAAATCAACGACGAACTGATTCATAAACAGCAGGCGTTGGGCGATATGTTCGGCGGTGGAGATGTCGATCTACGTAGTATTTTGACCGCTGTATCTGATGAAATTGAGGGTGAATTTGGCGAAGGGAAAGGTCTGAACTTTGCTATGTTTGAAAATTCTACAGATCTAAATAATTGCCGTACGGAAAACTAAACCAACCGCTGAAATCACACACTGGATAAGCTGCCACGAAATCGGAAACCTTTTGCGGTGAATCATGGCAACGAAAGACAAAAACAAGGGCTTTCTGTCGGCATTGAAGAAAGCCTTCAGCGGTGGTGATGTTACGCCTGCCGATCCGGTCGTATTTGCGAGCGGGCATAGCGTCGTTGCTCGTTCTGGCCTGTCCGCCTTGCGTCCTGGCATCCTGGGGAGCAATAGCGATGGCATGACAAGCGCGGCGGATACAGTATCTATATCGGCAGAATTACCGAGTGACCGCCTGCAAAAATACAACATACTGGAGACGATGGCGAAAAGTCCGACTATCTCCACAGCATTAAACATTCACATTGCGCATTCTCTGGCTCCATCAAAAAAAACAGGCCTCGCATTTATTCTCGCTCCGAAAAATGGGGCGGATAAGGAGGCTGTAAGTCGATGTGAGGAATTGACCGCTGATTTAAGCTCAATGATTAATGATGGCCTGCCATCGTGGGCCATGATCATGGCTATTTTCGGTGTGTCGTATATCCGTCCATATGCAGAGCAAGGGAAGGGGATAACTGGAATTGAGTCGAGCTATTACACGCTCCCTCATTTCGTTCAGGAGTTTTATCGCGGTAGCCAACTTGTCGGATTCAGCGGTGATTACATTCTGGATACGCATACTTTGCGCAGAGTTATAACCGAACCGTGGAATCTGGTTTCCATGAAAAACCCGTACTGGACGCCTCAGCATAAAGTAATGCCAGTAACTTACGGCACTAAAGGCTATTCCTTGCTTAGTGAACAGCAGGACAAGCCGTTAATGGAGACGCAGAACTACGGTACGTCGTTTCTTGAATACAGTTATGAACCCTACCTGAATTTATGTGCCGCGCTTGCTGCGCTGAAAGCAACGCGAAACAACGCTGCAAAAATTGATCGCCTGATTGCACTCACAACGAACACGATAGATCCGGTAAACGCGGCGAATTATACGCGCGGGGTCAGCCAGGCACTGAAGCGTCATAGCGACCTCGTAGCGCAACGGTCGATTAATTCTAATGCTCTCCCATCTGTACTTAACCATCTGATACCCGTCATGGGGGATGGGAAGAACGGGATCACCATTGATACGCAATCTATACCCGCAGATATCAGTGGTATCGAAGACGTTATGTTTCATCTCCGACAGCTCGCGGCAAGCCTCGGTATTGACGCAACAATGCTTGGCTGGGCTGATCAGATGAGTGGTGGACTTGGAGAAGGCGGTTGGCAGCAAACAGCTATCCAGGCCGCATTACGCGCGAACTGGATCAGACAGGCCGCCCAGCGGACTATTTATCGGCTTCATGACATTCACCTCGCTTATAAATACGGGAAGGTTTACACCGAAAAAAACCGTCCTTATGACGTGCAATTCAACTCAATGAACACAGCTATCCAGGAAGAGGAAAACCGAGAGCTGGATGCGCGCGCCAACTTCGTAGCTGTCATCTCGCAAATAATGGACCAGATCCAGAACAACCCGAAACTGGCGGGTAGCGACGCGTTTATGCGTTATCTGTTCACCGAACAGCTTCGTATCGACGATGACACTCTCAACGTAATGATCAAAGAGTTTAAGGCGAATGAATCAGAGCAAAACAACGAGCATGGTATGTACGAATCCGCGCCGTTGTCGTCCGGTGACGATCCGGAAAACTGGACGCAAGAACAATTAATCAACTTTGCAAAATTTGTGATGAGCAATAATTAACCGGAGGGAAATAATGCAATCACTGAATACCGTTACGGATCGCTTCTCCCTGGTAGAGAAAATCCGCAAACACACACCTCAGAACAATCGCAATTACGTTATCCAGTCGGTACGAGACACATTCAACTCGCCAGAAACAAAAGAGCGTATCGCACTGGGTGAGATGTATGGTTATTACGGTCATGGTCGCCGGGCGATGCACTATAACAAAACGAAAAGCCTGGACTTGCCGGAAGTCTCTGTTGTGATGGTAGATGGGAAGCCTGTTGTATTGGAGAACGTGCCGTCAAACAGGACTATCGACATTTCAATTGACGACAATGGCATTGTTACCCATACACAGGAAATACTGGATACGGACACCGGACGTATTGTTCAGGGTATGATTAATTCTGGCGCAGGTGGTTGGTCATGGGCTACATCTGGTCCAGATTACTCTGTATCCCTGGTAAAGTCTTTTCACGGTTTTGATTACGTAACTGTGCCTAACTATATCAGCCTCGACAAGAAAAGCCTGATGCTTGAATCAGCAGAAGAACGCGACGCGGCGATTCATGCGGCACTTATCGAACAAGGTTTTACCGATAATGCTGCTGCGGATCTGGTTCACCACTTTTCAGCAATGAAGAGTCAGCAAGCCATACTCGAATCAGCACAACGTGAAGTTCTGGAGTCGGAACTGATACATCTTGAAGTGGAAAATATGCAGCTTCGCGACAAACTACGCGACCAGGCCGCGATGATGGAAAGCCAGGGGGAGAACGCGAAGAAATGCCGCCGTATTTTGCGTGATGCTATCCAGGAAATGCCTGTTTTTATCAGCGCAGAACAGCGCCGGGCGCTCTGCCGTATGCAGTCAGAGGATGATGCACGCATTGTCGCAGCGATGCTTGAATCCCTGGGGGCTAATGCCACTTATGGTCTGCCAATATCAGCCAATAAACAACAAGAAATACCGGTGAAAGAGAACAAGACGGTGACTCCGCTGATCTTTGTGTCTAAGAGGATGTGAGCTAAAAGTTAGCTTAATTTTCTAACACAGTGTGTTTTTATACACTGTTGATCCGACGGCACGTGATCGAGTAGGATCGCGGTCACTGCTCCGGTAGCGACTGCCAAAAAAAGCAAAAGCCGCTGAGTAGCGGCTTTTGGGTGTATAAATCCACTGGCATAGATTTATACGGTAGATAGATTTTTCACGGAACTATCTGGTGAGTATTTTAAATTCAGTTTCAGTTACTTTCAACACTTCTGAGTATAAAAACAACACTGAATACCACAAAAAAATCAAAGGTCATCAGTTGAGTTTTTTTGCTCGTCATAGCGGTTTTCTTTCCCCTTCACATAGCGCCATTATTGCCGAGTTCGCCAACCTGGCAGGAGCTACCGATGAATACATGATCCGTCGCTCATATGCTGATATGTCCGAGATTACAGGACGCAGTATTTCTACTGTTCGCCGGGCATTTACTGAAGCGACGAAGTGCGGAATGCTTGTTAAGCAGCATCAGGTAGCGAATAACAATGCCCAGGTGTGTAACGTGTACCGGTTTACAACACAATTTCTCCATTTCATTCATGTAGCAATGGAGATAGGGAGTAAGCAGGGCATCAAATTTGCCAACGCCACAAAACTGGTTAAGCAGTTGATTTCAAAGGTTCGTTATTTTTTTGAAACTGGGCACCCCCTGTTCAAATTGAACAAGTCCCCCCATGTTCAAAATGAACAGCCAATAGAAAATAAGAGTCACTCTATAGCCAAAAGAAGAGAAAGATCATGTGCGGTTCAGCCAAAGGCTTCACCAGCAGATAGTTCTCAAGCGGATAATGGTTTACTGGATAAAAAACCAGTAATCAGGGAAGAACATACCAACCACTGCCTGGCGGCAGCAAAAGCGAGAGCTGCAAAGCGTCGTTCAGACGAGAGGTACGCAAAACGGCAGGCTCTGTATCGTACCGCTGAAAAACTGGCAAAAAAATTTGCATGGATACGTAGTGCTACCACGGTGAATAAGCCTAAACGATCCAGCGCCCTGGATTTCTCTATGGATTATTCTGGTTCCCAGGGATGTGCAACCATCAATGAAGCATTTGACCTGATGAAACAGCGTGGCTATCGGTCTGAATTTGACCGGGAAGACTGGTCAATTCCGGAGGGCTTTCGGGGATGATGTTGCGATTGACTGTACAATAACCGTGCGGCGGAAAAATCATCGCTCGTAATTGTGTGTTAGAAAATTAAATTGATGTTTCTAATCAGGAATGTATGATTTACATCGTCACAAAAAAACAGCATCTGATAAAAATTCTGTTGATCTTTCTAATGTTCAGGCTTATATTCATGCCGTCGTAGCAAATTCTGCGACCAGGTTTGACAGCCTGAATGATTGTGCGGACAACCGCAAATTTCCGATATTGCGGTATTTTTGTGTCCGTAAACCGCGTTACGCCCATATTATGGTGGGGCGTGATGGGGAGGCTTCGGCCTGCTGGTTTCACAATCGCCAGTCTGTCAACCCTGTCACGTCCTGCCACCTGTTTGACAGCGGGTCGCAGGTTGTTAAACCTGATTGTGAGGCCGTAACTATGGTTAATGCCAATCCTTGCTCACGTCCAGAATTCATCTGGCGTTTCCACTCCCTGCAAAAACATTGTGATCACTTCGCAATTGCCGCAACTGAAAAAGAAGCCCGTTCTCTGATCCCTGATCAGTATGGCGTTCTCACTGGTCGTTTCTCTACTTCCCCACAACCAAACACTAATCCCTGGTATCGCAATATTACCAATCCCGGCATTGCGGAGGCTCACTGATGGATATCTGCATTCTCGAAAAACTATCAATGACCAGCATTGAGATTGCGGAGCTGGTGGGAAGCCAACACTCTGACGTTAAACGTAGTATTGAGCGTATGGTTGCTCGAAACATTATCCGAAAACCGCCAATGGCTGTTTTCGAAAAAATCAATAACTTAGGATTGCGTCGTGGCGTTGAGGCTTACGTCTTCGAAGGCGAGCAAGGCAAACGAGACAGCATCATTGTCGTCGCGCAGCTCTCTCCCGAATTCACCGCCCGGCTGGTGGACCGCTGGCGCGAACTGGAAGAACAAGTACGCCAGCCGTTGACCGAAATAGAGATGATCGCTGCAATGGCTGCAAATGCAGTTCAGCAGCAAAAGCGGCTTCATGTTGTTGAGTCAAAGGTTAGCCAGGTTGCTGAAACCGTCGAGCAAATAAAGAAAGGCAATATTCCGGAAGGCTACATTGGCTATCGCCAGTTAGCGGCGAAATGCGGCCTGACTGAAGCCAAATGCCGCAACCTGGTCAACGCTTACCAGATCCCCACAGATACTCATGAGTTTTTGACGCCAGAGGGGGTATTGTCGCGTCGTACTATTGTGGCCTTATCTCCCTTCATGAATGCCTTTACCCTGATGATGTCGGAGGCTGAACACCGAGGAAAACGCTGGTATCACCCAAGGATGGGGCAATTCCAGGTGATCGGTTGGGGAGGCGAGTGATGGACATCATGCAGGCGGTAAAAAAAATCAGGGAAGGACAGGCTGAAGTGTGCCGCCGTGAAGCATGGAGTGTTGGTGTATGGGTCTGGCCTGATAATTGCTCTACTACCGGATGGTTTTGTATTAATGGATGCCAGATCCGGGAAGTCGATTTATCGACGGCGGATGCAGTCGGTAATGATTGGATCGTAACTTGAAGTGTGATGCCCCGGCCTGGCCGGGGCTTTTTCATACCTCATTAGTTGAGGTCGCTGCGTCTCCGACTGGTAACAGAGCTGTATTGCGTGGTTCTCCAGTAGGCCAGCGATAGCCAGACACTCTTGATGTGGGGAATGCGCGAATATTAACAGCATCCCCCTGGTTCCCACCCAAGACAAGCAGATCGCCATTGGCGCGGCGTCCGACAACAAAGCCTACATGCCCACCGCCTGTGCGAGTAAATACAACGATACATCCATATGCCGGTGTATCTAATTTCTCGCCCCAATCCAGATAGGATTTTGCCGACTCAAATCTTGTTGAGCGGATGCCTACACGTTCCAGCATTGCACCAACAAATGCAGCGCACCACGGCGTTTCGTCGTCTTTAATTCCGCTGCGCTTAATATCCCGCCAGAACTGGACGATCTCAGGATTGTGTTTCGCTCCTTTTATTTCGGTGACTCCAATATTTTTACGGGCTTCAATAAGCCAGCGAGGTTCATTATTGATCATAATCATGCTCCGAATGAAAAAAGAGCAATAACTATGTTGAGAATGTGATTTCTATTACACCAAACATTATTAAACGGCATTCATCTTTAACTTTATTCAATGTATTATCTAACAGAAAAGTTAAACTGCGCTAAGTTAGTGATAACATTGGTTATTGTTAGCTTGCGTTATCTATTTGAGTAAAGAGATTGTCATGAAAAAAACAATATTAGCGGCTATTGTTTGTGCATTTGCATTATCAGGATGTGCGCCTATTCAAAAGCAAGTCGTAAAACGCCCTGCATTTCCCGTAGAAGAGTACCAGGCATTGCCGAAAGAAGGCACTGGCAAGGTTAAGGGGGAGTTATTTGGTATGACGCGTGGCGGCGATGTGAAGATTGGGGCTGGTTCTAAAATTACTCTCCGCCCATATACGACGTATATCAAAAACACCCCACAAATTAATTACAATACGCAGATCTTGGAAACAATCGATGGCCGGGCTGTGGAATATGACAAAACTGTCCTGACAGATGCTCAAGGCAAATTTGAATTTGAAAACGTACCACCAGGCCAATATGAGGTGTTTGGTTCGTTCAGTTGGTATGCAGGTAATTATCCGCAAGTTATTATTCTGGATGAAATCATCACCGTTAAGAACGGGGATGTTATCCAGGTACAACCATGATCCCTTTTGAGTAAGAACCTTCGGGGTGTGATTCTGCGAAATTAACACACTCCATACCCTCTCAAACCGTACCGCTTAAGGCGGATTTAACGGTTTTGAGGGGGCTTCCTTTGGACAAAATAATTGATTCAATTAGCCAGGCCACCAGCATTGGGGCGCTGATTGAAATTGTTAGTCGGTTGCATAAACCGCGAGCTGTAGTGACCTTTGGCGTTAAGAAAGTCGATGGCGTCAGTATTCAGAAAACACGCCGGGCAGCAAACAACGCCGCAGTAAATCTTCTTAATTCCCTTCCGCCTGGCTTCGATGGGGCGAAATTAACTGACGAACAGCGCCAGATTCTTGCCGGGTATACCGGTGAAGGCGGCCTGACAGATGGTGAGGGCAGCCAATACGAATACTATACGCCACAGTTTATGGCAGAAGGTATATGGGATCTCTTCGGCGACTACGGTATTGATAGCGGTCACGTACTGGAACCGTCAGCAGGCACAGGTATTTTCCAGGAGACAAAACGGCAGGGCATGATAATGACCAGCGCCGAACTGTCTCCGATCTCCGGTCGAATAAACCAGCTTTTGCACCCGGAAGATGATGTGAATATCGGGGCGTTTGAGGCGCTGGCGGCGAAAGATGCAATGTATGACCACGCAGTTGGTAACGTACCGTTTGGCGAAGGGCGTTCCGGCGTCGCCGGGCTTGATCCGGCATATGCAAACGAGAAGAACGTTGGCAATTATTTTGTGCTGCGCACGATCGACAAGGTTAAGCCTGGTGGACTAATTGTATTGGTGGTGCCGAATGGCATGACCGATGGTACGAAATACAAAAAATTGCGCGATAAAGTCAGCCGTAAAGCGGAATTTTTGGGCGCGCATCGTATGCCTTCTGGTACGTTCAGCGAATCCGGTACAGATACCGTGGTGGACGTATGGGTATTGCGTAAACACCCGGAAACCTTCCTGGAGATGATCCCCGACACGGATGATGCAACGCTCAAATCGGCAAACGTCCTTTGGGATACCTTCCTCAAAGGGAAATGGTTTACAACCGAAGGGAAGCGATTTGTTTACGGCGACATGGAACGCACCAGCTTCCGCAATACCCTGGTGGTGAAAAAGGACGGTCGTGTATCCAATGAGTCGATGAAAACCGCGTTATCACGCCGCTTTGAAAGCCGTATTAATTGGGATTTGCTCGGAGTAACTACCCAGGCATGGCAGGGCGCAAAAGTAGGGGATAAGCGTCTTGTAGGCGGTATCTGGCATGAGTTTGATGGCCTGAAATGGGTTAAGGACACGACAACCAAATCCTCCGCGCTTGATGTAAGTCGATATGGTGTTTCGACGTTTGGCGATCTGCAGATCGCATTCCAGTCAACAAACGGGATTCTGGCTTTGTCATGGGACCAGATATCGGCGATCGCGTCCGACTATCCATCGGTTGTCAGTGATGAAGTGGCAGCAATGATTCGCTTTGCTGGCAAGCAGCGAGAAAAAGACAGGGAGCGCGTTATGCGCGGTGCGTTGATAGGGCAGTTGATCAACAAGGCACTTGATTTGCGTAACCTGGGGGTGAACGTTGATGACAAACTGGCAGATGCATCCCGCCTGGCGGCAGCAGAAGTTGCGAAGTATGGACCACCGCACGCGATTAAGCTGAATGGGCTTGCTGAAGCTGGCGCTAAAAACTGGATGACGTTCACTGGCAATGTGAAACAGGATGGTTCCACTTCTGACCTTCTGGCAGGGCGACTTGATGTAACGGATGGTGCTGCCGGTATTGACTTTACACGTCCGGAACAAGTGATAGCACATCTTTTCAGTGATGTAGCCCTTAATCCTATAACGCTGGGCGACTTTCGTGAGGCGTTTGCTGGTGAACTGCCAGAGGACGACGACGCGGCCCTTGAATACCTGGCGAAATTTGATGATATCGCTATTGATGGGTATGGCTGCCTGCTGCCGATGGACCGCGCCACCAGCGGCGATATTGCAACCAAAACAACATTGCTGGTGGGCTGGCGTGATGCGTCAACAGGTGAACAGAAAGCGAACTTTGAGCGTCAGTTGGCGAAAATCGAAGAGAAACGCATTTTCACGCCACTAAATAAAGTCACCGTTAATCTGAACGCCCGCTGGCTGGATCGCCGCTTGATAAAAGAGTTCCTGGCAGAGCAGGGCTATGACGAGTTTAAGTTCACTGAACCTGATCTGAAGGTCGTCGATGGCATTCTGGTATCTCCGGACGATTACGAAGGTAAGGACGGGGTATTTACCGGCTATCAACTACGAACCGTAAACGGCAAAAACGGGAATGAGTTCAAGAAGGCCAACAATAAAGACGGCTTCCTGAACCAGTTAGAAAACTACCTGAACGGTGTTAAACCGCGTGGGCAGAACGCTAACGAGTACCTGGATAAAATTGCTCAACTGGAAGTTAGCTTTAACGACTGGTTACGCACCCACCCGCAGGCGGATCAGATAGCCCGTGACTATAACGACGCATTCAATGGCTTCATTCCGTTCACGCACTCTAACGCACCGCTTGGCCTGGAAGGGATTAGTGGAAAGCGCATTCCTCTGACTTATCAGAATGAAGAAGTTCGTCGCTTGTCAGAAGATGGGCGCGGCATCATGGGATTTGGTACCGGGCTGGGTAAAACCACGACCGCGCTTGCGCTTGAGGCGTATAACTTCGAAACAGGTCGCACTAAACGCACGTGTATTGTTGTTCCGAAGGCGGTTTATCAGAACTGGTATCACGAGGCACAGAGTTTCTACAGTGCTGATGCCTTCGCCAATATGATGTTTATCGGTTTGGATGAAGTTCGTGATGACAGCGGAAATATTCTGACCGCGCCGGTGCTTGATGAAAATGGCGAACCACGCCTCGACAGTAACGGGCAGCCTCTTACCAGAAATGTTGTGAAAGAGTCCGCCAGCGCCGTTATCGTTCAGCGCATGAACATGATCCCGTCGTCAAATTGGCGAACGGTCATCATGACAAAAGAACAATTCGCGTCTATCCCGCTACGAGAAAAAACCATCGAGGAGAACTCACAGCAAGCTGTCTTTAATGCTGTGGAAATGGGGCGTCTTGACCTGGCGTCTGGTAAACACCGTGATGCGCAGAAGAAGAACAAGATTAAGGATCAGGCCGCGAATACCGGTACAACGAAGAAGCAGAATATCCCGTACTTTGAGGATATGAACTTCGATAGCGTGATTGCCGACGAGGGGCATAACTACCGCAACTCCTTTAATGCCGGGCGTGAAGCGGGACAACTGGCATATTTGCCTAACCCGGCAGTATCCAAGATGGCCCGCGACATGGCTGTAAAAGCTGCGTACATGATGAAACGCAACAACGGGCGTGGTGTAGTCATGCTGACGGCAACACCGCTGGTGAACAGTCCGATTGATGCCTTCAACATGCTGTCTACTGTCATTCCGCAGGAAGAGTGGATGCGCATGGGCATCATTACGCCTGATGATTTCGTTCGTGTGTTTGGTAAAACAGCCACAGTTCAGGTCCAGAAAATTTCCGGGGAAGTGGAAGAGAAGCAGGGGCTGGTTGGCTTCCAGAACCTTGATGGCCTGCGTGGTATTTTCCATCGCTGGACTACTCTGAAGACTGCTGCGGACGTCGGGGCGACGGTTAAAATCCCTGATATTGTCGAGAATACCTTGCAGATCCCGATGACAGGGGAGCAGGAGGCTGCTTATGAAGAGCTTCGTAAGCGTGCACAGGAGTTAAGTAGTAAAGATGCGCTGACGGTTGATGAAAACGGGCATATCACAAACGAAAAACCGGATGATTTCATCTTCTCCATCATCCGCGACATGGATAAGGTTGCTATAGATCCGGATCTGTATGCCAGTGCGATTACATTCCAGTTCCCCGTTGAGCTTGCAGACAAGGTAAAAGCTATTGCTGATGCCCTGCCAAAAGTAGCTGGCGGTAAAGTGGCAGATGATGCAGACGAGGCCGAAGAAGACGGCGCTGGTGGGCTGGTTAGTACGCGCACCAGTAAGGTAGTGAAGACCACCTTTAGTGAACATCCGGCGCATGTTGAAATACGTGCCAGCATTGAACTGGAAGCTGAAATACTGAAGGCCATTGCTGCCGCCGGGATTGATCTGCAGCAGGTATCACACCCCATCCCGCCGAAGTATGCCGCGCTGATCGAAAACCTTCGTGAAGGTCTGAAGAACGGTAAACAAATTGTCTTCATTGATGAAAAAGCCCAGCACCAGAAGCTGCGCCGTATTATCGCCAGTGCACTGCAAATGCCGGAGCAGGAGATAGGCATTATCAATGCGACGACCGTTAGCCAGGCTGGCGGCATCAAGCTGAAGAAGGTGAATAAGCCGACTGAACCTACTCCGAATAAAAACGGTGAATACAAAGAAGGGGCATGGGAAACCTACTACAGCAAACTTGCCCAATATGAGGATTATCTCTCAGCTAAAAATGATGCTGGCCTTGAGGGTATGGAAGGCATTGCCGCCGACTATAACGAAGGGCGCACGCGCATCATTATCTGTAACAAGAAGGCTGAAGTAGGTATTAACCTGCATATCGGGACAACCGATATCCACCACCTGACACTACCCTGGACACCAGCCAGTATCGACCAACGAAATGGGCGCGGTGCGCGCGTAGGTTCACCGCAAGAGAAGGTCAATGTTCACTACTATTGTGGCAAAGGCACATTCGACGACTTCCGTCTGGATACGCTGAAACGTAAGAAAGACTGGATCAAGATGGTGATGACCTCCGACATGTCAGAGATCGCCAATGGTGATGCGGATGATGCTGATGAACGCGCCATTATGCTGGCGGCAAACCCGGAAGAACGCCGCGCAATCATGGCTCGCCAGGCGCAAGAGCGTGAAGAACGTCTGAAACTGAAAGCACAGCGCGAGGCCAACAATGCTCTCGATATCTACCTGAAAGCGGCAAACGCCGCTGGAAAAGATATCGGCATGATGGAGACAGAACTGAAAAGCGCGATGGAACAGATAGAGTATTACCAGCGAAATCTTGACGACCTGATAAAAGCGGGTACGAACAGGAATGGGCAAAAATTCGCGCTTGAGCAGTTGAGTAGCTACAGAAAACGTGCGCGGGTGCTGCGGTTTGCGATCACCAGGGCAAAAGACGCGGATACCATAATGAAACGCTCTCGTGGTGATGTGGAGCGCGCTATTAAGTCTGGTGTGCTGGATATCAGTATCGATGTTATTCAGAACCCACAGGAATATATGCGCACTGACAAGAATATCCTGTTGCATAAAGGTAGTTATTACCGTGCAGTCATTGATGATCGCGAAACAACAGCGATTGTCCGGGTGGAAAAAATTGACGGTGAAAAAGCACAATACCTCTGCCGTATCGCCTGGCTGGATAGAGCAAGTCGTTACGCTCGATCACCGGGGTCAATCGTTACATTGCCGTTTGACTCTGTGATTGAAGCGGTAACTTTTGAAGAGGGGGTAGCTGAATCGCGCGCAACGGCTGCGCGTGGTGTTCAGTGCCACCAGCTATCAACAATACTTACTCGCGATCAGTTCTATGATGCTATTCGCAATGGGGTAATGAATGTTATTGCTGGTAAACCTGGTAATGCATGGGGCGGTGGGTCAGCTATTAAATACTGGGCATATCGCACAGATGATGGTCAGATCGCGCTGTCATCGGCCTATGATGGCGTGATAGGCCAAAAAATCGGGCGAGCATCGGATATAGTACCTGAACGATGGATATATCCAGATGGCAACGATGAGGCGCTGAAGCGTGAAGTGGCAAAAATACAAGCCAGTGATAACCCGCTGAATATCGTGGACGGTGAGGGATTCCTCCAGGCATTGTATGGGTATGATTACATCCAGGGAATGCAGGCATGGGGCGCACAGGCAACGATGGATGATGTTGCCCAGGAGTTCGAAAACTGGATGGCTGGGCGTGGTCTGTCAGGTCGTTCGCTTAATAAAGTCACTTCTGAAGATATTCTTAGCTTGTTCCGCAAACCGTCCGGAGAAGGTCTGGAATCATTCTGGAGGACCGTGCTGGCATACCGTTTATTCAAGGGCAGGATGAAAGCCTTTAGCAATATCGATGATATTGAACGGATGTTTAATCAGGTCAAGATCGCGAAAATTAAGACGAAGATCGAAAAAACACGTTCTGCGCTGGCGGCCTGGCGCGATGCATTGTTTGAGCAATATAAATCACTCAGTGATGCAGATGGATGGGCGGCACTGGAACAGTTGGCGAATAATGGGGTAGATGGAGCGAAACTCGCCATTGTCCAGGCTGATAACCCCCTGGAATCACCGGCAGCACAGTGGATTAAGGTGGGGGCTGTCATCAATGCATTTGATGAAAAACACATTAGTAAGGACGATTTTGCTGATGCTGTTTCTGTTAATCGCCTGGTAGAAATGGCTACCCGCCGCGCCCGTGAGTTGAAAGACGGTGACTATGTGAATGAGTTGCCGGATGCGCTCAAATCAGCAACGTGGCAAGACTATGTATCGCTGAAAAACGGCGGGGCCACCGAATCAGAGATCGCGGAAAGGCTTGAACAGGCTGAAAGCAAAAGAGAAGAGCAGGCGGCAGTGGCTGAAGCCAGAGCTGATGAAGCGGCGAATGATGACTATATCATTGTGGTTAATGATAAGCCGATTCGCGCGAAGGCGCGTGTTCGCGGGCGCTGGTGGAGCGTCAGCGAGGACGTCGGTGCGGTTTATCTCATTGCCGACCAACCAGGTTCCTCGACAATACGGAACGCCAAAGACGCGATTAAGAAGATTGGCGGGCGTTTCTGGAATTTTGAAGCAAACCCGGTTGCTGATGTGAACTTTGACCGTCCGGCATGGATGGTATCTACGCGTTACTCGGTAGATGAACTGCGTAAAATAATCGCCGATGCGGCCTAACAGATAAGGAGCGGCCCCATCCGGGGCCGAATTTGAATGACGACATTAATTGACACTGTAAAACCGACGGAATCCTACCTTGAGGACATTTTGCCGCAGGCGCTCAATGGCAGGAGTGAAGAGGCGTTTCTGGATGCATATCTGGATGGCATGGTGGAAAGGCTGAAAAGAGATCCACAGCTTTATCACCTTTATGGGCCGTGGTGGCCTGCGCTTAAAACGTTATTGCTGGAGCGCGGCGACATATCATTTGGACAAGTTGTAGATAGTGATGTGGCAGAGATCTACAAAATGAGTCGCCCGGCGCTTACGGTTTTAGCCGGGCATCTGTATTCGAGCGATCGCCTGGAAAATGACGCGGTATACAATCCCGTTCATGCTCTGGAAGTCGCGCCTTATGCTGATGATACAGAGCCATACGTATACACAAGTTACGACGAGTCTATAGAGAAATATCGAATCGTGGGGTAGCCATGCGAAAGAATCGTAGGTTTACGATCGACGACTTAAAAGCGTACTCACAAGGGAAGGGATACGCCCTTGAATACCACCGTTATAAGCGGGTATTTACCCTGCGGCATATAGAAAACCCTTCGAAATGGGGATGGATTTATTTTCCGCACACTGACGATAAGCTGGTGGGGCTTGTTGATGATTTATCCTATGAAGGATGGATGATTGCTATCGACAAGTCGGTTACGGAAATTAACGAACCGGATAAAATAAACCATTAAAAATAACAAGTTGGGTAAATGACATACAATTTACCCGGCTTGTTGACCCGCATCACCATTTACTCTAAAAACAAGTCCGACCTGTTGCATCCGCCTATCTCTTTAGTAGTATTTCCCTCGGTTTTGATAAAACTAACGCTCTTGTTATTATCGTGTTCATGATTTCAGGAAGTTTGTGTTAGAAATTTAATGCGAAGACGCAGGCATCATAGTGCGTATTCTGAAATATCCCCGCACGCTGCTGCACTGAGAGAGTTAGAAAGAAATCCTGACTTATTAAAACGGAATTACGAACATTACGAACAGGTTCGCGTTCTGGATTGGCTGTATCGCAACATGCGATACGTGTATGAGCACACACACTCAACACCGAACGGCGGCCTGAGAGGCAAAAGGACAGCCATTAAGATGGTGGCAGAAGGTCAGAAGAAGGGCTATCCGGACCTTTCTATTGACCTTGCTCGTGGTGGGTATCACGGAATGCGCATTGAGATGAAGCACGGGAGAAACCGTCTGACTCCCGAACAGCTCGTCTGGATGACCCGCCTCACGGAAGCAGGCTATTACTGCTTTGAGGCGCGCAGTGCCGATGAAGCCATAAAAGCTATCACGGAATATGTAAATCTTGATTAAACGGAGAAATCGTTTTGCGTTTACTTAACGTGGCTGAACTTATCCCTGCCGGTGCTAACGTTGTTGCTCGTCGCTGCTCATGGCCTCATTCTTTCTGTATAGAGCTTAAAAAGATGGATGATGGGGCATTAGAAGCCCGAAACATAGTTACCGGCGACAAGGTATGCATTACCCCGGAAAGCGCGAAAGCCAATGATTGGGAGTTTGTTCATTGAGCAGAAAACACCACGTAAATCTGACGTTTGCTGATGACGCCGGAAGAACCAGAAGCATAACCATGAAAGTTGCTTCCAGGAAAGTAACCGCGCCACTTATACGAGAGGCCGTAAGTGAACTTGATATGAGTGAGAATGCAGCTCTGTTATCGGTAAGCTGGCTGGGGAAAATGACGGATCAGGAATACTCGGATGGTATACCCCACGGTGAGCGGCAGATAGTAAAGCGCGCGTTTAGAATTTCAGAGGTAGTTGTCGTACTGATAGCTTTGATTTATATGGCATACATGCTACTCCAACACGTCTAAACGGTCATAAACCCGCCAGTTGGCGGGTTTTTTGTTGCCTGAGTCTTTTTATTGAAATTGCATACTAATAAAATGTGTTAGAAAACTAATTTCAAGGAAGGGAACAAACATGAGTCAGCAAGTAGAATCATCAAGCCTGGAGATCATCTCAACCGCAATTGAAACGCTGCGGACACAAATCGCGCTTATACAGAAACGAAATCCGGGCGATGACCTGTCAAAGCGACTGCATGAGAGCGTCATTGCCACTACAGATAACCTGGTGGCGGAAATCAACCAGCTCCTTGATGATGGGGCAGTTGATTACAATAAGCTGGTGGATCAGTTTGAGGAATATCAGCAAGCCGTTAATGATGGCTTGATCCGTTTTTCTCAAGTCACTGGTGTATCAGCGACAGTTGAAAGCCTGGGGGATGCAGTTAATCAATTTGCCGCGAATATGCGTAATGAGATCGGCAATCTGGAGGCGCGTCTTGAGCAGGCAAATACACTGCGCAAATCTGCTGAAGTCGATTTGAGTCGTTACAAAAAAGACTATCCGCCAAGCCTGACAAAACGACTGGATGTTGCGGAGAAAGATAACCGCACGCTGAAAAGAGAGCGTCGCGAACTAAAAGAGCGTTTAACCAAGCTAAATCAGCAATGCGTTGAGTATCAAGGCGAACTCGTCACACTGCGTAAAAAGTTAGCAGCGGCGCAGAGCATTATTGAAACATTGAAACGAGAGTGTTCAGAGCTTGGTCATGATCTGAATCGCGCCTGTGGCATGGGGCAAAGGCCAGAGACATTCCCGCTAATGTATGACGGAAGAGAAGCTATTGCCTATATCCATGAGTTTCCGCATGGTCTGGTCGCGGAGACTGGGCAACGTGGCGAAGCGTTGCTGACGGCAAATTACCATCAGCAAATCAGAACCAGCCGCCTGCTGACGATGGATGTGATCCCATCAGTATGGGGAACGCCGCTTTACTACCGAATTCCTGGCTTCGAAACTGACTGGAATACCGACATAGACGAATGTCTGGCAGATAAAATTATGGCGTACCTTGAAACGGATTTTCCACGCTTGCATCGCCGGATTATGGACTCTAAGGATGCACCGATCGACGAATTGAAAATGCGTCCAGAGACGTTGGAGGCAATCAAGCAGACTGAGTTTGATACAGTGTTCAGTGTGGCCTGCATTCCAAGCAGCTTTCATGAAAGCATTCCGTTCATGCAGGGCGATCGCCGTCAGGAAATAATTGATGCTTGCCGGGTATGGGCGAACGAGTGGGATAAGAAGAACGGTGGAGTTGAAAATCTTTACGGGAAATAATGTGTTAGAAAATTAAAATTGTCTTTCTAACATATTGATTATAGGGTTAACTTAACATAGAATTTTTCGTGCTGGTGGGGAGCTTCCCATGTCGCTTGCGGGTTTGATAGTCACTTCATTGTCTTTCCCCACCAGCATCAAACAAATTTAAGTGTTAGAAAGTAAATTTTAAGGTAAGGGAAAGCTCCGGCACCGTGCAAATACATGCCCGGCAGGTTTAGTGCGTAAAGTGGTTTCAGCGAGAGCATTTTACGGAGTAAACGACAGTGACTTGAGCCACGGAAGGTCTTTTTAAGGTGTTCATTGATGATGATCTGGCAGTGAGTATGTTAAGTGGGCCAGGCTGCATCGGGTCATCATCAGTGAACATCCTCAACGTTAAGGAGGCGCAGAGTTGGGTTTTCCTCTTATTTTGCTGACTCTGAGTCTCCTTAACGTTGCGGTAATGCACCTATGCGGATGTGGCCTTGCATTGTGTTTTGAAAGAATGGGGGTAAGGCCGGGGATATCCCCAGGGGGAGGCACCCCCGCTGCAACGAACAGCCATAGACGGCAGTCGAGTGATGAAAACGTGAAAAGACTTTAAACCTCGTTACGGCTGGCGTGGCAAACGCGACAACCGGGATAGGACGGTGACGGGCGGAGAGAGAGCCGCTTCAAGATAAAAGCCGACTATGGATTCCTTTCTGCGGGCCTTTGAAAGTGAATCTTGCTCAGGCAGTCGGCTTTTATGTTGATACGTAGCGATAACCGCGACAGGCGCGGCGGTAAGTATGGCGGGGTTATTCCTTCCCCGTTGAGGACACCGAGTTGCCAGGTTGACCATACGCCTAAGTGGCAATACCGCGAGTGGGATATTTGCCCACCTTCGGGTGGGTGTTTTTTCAGTGTTTTCGTCATGGTTAGCGACTTTGCGGCGGTTTAGAAACTGACCATTAAAGTAAATGCAAACGATGATCTGATGATGGTAGCGGCCTAAGAAGCCTGACGCCACGGGGTATGAGTCGTCCCCCGTCAAAAAATCGACCGCAGAGTGTCCCCGTCTGTGTATTAGGGAACGGGGAGGCATAACAGGCAAGGGCGCTGGTGTGATTAACCAGATGAATGAGAAGGGTCAGGTCTTTCTGGTCAGCGCCCTTACCTGTTACGTCCTTCCCGCGTAACAGCCATTGGTTAATGGCTTTCTGGAATAATGTCTTGTAACGGGTATATCCCGTCATGCTGAAGGCGCTAATCACGCTGGAAGCCAGGGTTATGCATCCCCTGTTACCGAATTGCAGCCAGGGCGCGGTGCGCCGAAAAGCATACGGAGGTGGAAGCCCTCGCCGGAGACGTACCCGGCAAGTGATGGTGTAGCTCAGCGGTAGAGCAGTTGGCTGTTAACCAACTGGTCGGTGGTTCGAATCCACCCACCATCGCCAATTTAGGGGAGTTAGTCCGTAGAGGTAGCGGTGTAGACTGTAAATCTACTGTCATTGCGACTCGGGTGGTTCGACTCCATCACTCCCCACCAAATTGCCGGTTTAGCTCAGTTGGTAGAGCAGTCGCTTTGTAAGCGAATGGTCAGCGGTTCGATCCCGTTAACCGGCACCAACACAACAGGTAAGAGCATTTGTAGAGTTCGACTCTCTACCGTGGGCTTTTTCCCGCGATGCGAGCCATAAATGCTCTTTCCGTTGTGGTGAATGCGCGTTGCTGGCGCGCAAGTCCGCCCTATGGCAACGAGGCGGCGTAGTAAATATCGATGCCTCAGTCATCAAGCGCACTGACCGGCCTTATGGGCTATGAAAAAAAGAGGCGCAGTCGGAGATCAGTACCGACCACCACAATCACTGGAGAGTAGGGAGCATGGTGCTCAAGCGGTCTTGAAAACCGTCCCGTCGCGCAAGCGATGATGGTTCGATTCCATTACTCTCCGCCATCGCAACGTTAAGAGTATTTGGCTAATTAAGCGAATGCCGGAAGCAGAACCGGATCACCAAATGCGTACAGGCGTCATCGCCGCCCAGTCAGCCAAATGCTCTTACCATTGCGGTGAATGCGGCTAAGCGCACGCGGAACAGTTAAAACAGTAAAGGTGGTCTTTTTACTGGCGTAACGAGAATCCATAAGTGATCCGGCGTTAATTGTTAACTGGTTAACGTCACCGGGAGGCACCCGGCACCGCAACCTAACAGCAATGGCGTTTTGTCTTAAAAGGTGGCTGCAAGTGATGGATTTTTGGGCGTTTGCCGATAAAAACCCGGAGTGGACATTATTGTTTCTGCTGGTGGTTGCATACGGGGTAGAGCAAGCGGCAAAAGCCTTACGCGGTTCTGGCAAAAAGCGTAAGCGTAATTAACAGTAATCTGGCCCTTTAGCTCAGTGGTTAGAGCGGGCGACTCATAATCGCACGGTCACCGGTTCAAGTCCGGTAGGGGCCACCACATTTGGTTGTAACACGGCGTATGGCACATGCGTCGTTAGCGGTCTGGTGTAGCTGTTAGGTGCCTTACTAACACTGCATGGGCACATCAGGTAGCCGGAATGTGCAAGTCACCGTTGGTAGGATAGCGGACTCAGGGACTCACCATCCTGGCGATTCGGTGTGACAGCCGGAATAGCACGGCGTACAACAGGAAAAGGTGTTTAATTAATACGAGCGCCTTCTCCGTTGTGGTAATTGCGGCTATGCGCTCGTGACGAAGCCATTTTCATTCACTACGTTCTGATAAGTGTCGTCGCCGGGCGTGGCTAACCTGGCAGGTGGAGGCACCACCGCCACAACTCCTTTCAATTCATCATATAGCCGCTCAGGCTGTAACCCTTAATTAATACGAAGTTACGACGTCACTACCGGTTCAGCCGGGGGATAGTCGCGCGTGTAAAAAAGGAGACGTTATGTTAACGGCGAACGATAACGCGTATTCAGAAGATGATCTCGTTTTGAGTGACTTTATAGGGCGACGAGAATGCTGGACGCAAAAGCGCGAGGAGCTTTATGCAGCGTTAGTTCGTAAAGGCGTCAACATCGAAACCGCACAGAACGGTGATATGACAGTGGTAAGTGTTGGACTGCACGGCGTAAGTGTGTCAGCAATCAATCACGAGCCGTACATTGCGTTATCCGAGTCGATGGTAAGGTTAGTTAAGTTCCTGAAGTACACAGAAGCGAATAACGTGCTCATCGCCAAAAAGAACATCCCGTTCTCATCGGCCTTTTACTGGATGATGAAGGGGCTTGATGCCCGGCGAACATCATGGCCTAAAGGGAGCTATATATCGATGCTCCGTGGCAGTGTTGGTAGCAAAGAAAAGCTCGTCGAATTCCTGCCGGAAGAGGCATTCGATATTGTTGAAGGTTGTGATGTGATGGTTATGCCTCGCCTGGTAATGATGAATGGGGATTTACAGGCGCAGACAGACTGGTTTGCAACTGGTGTTGATATTATCGCTACTGACTGGGAGGTTTTTTGATGTACGAGGCTACTAAATTACGCATTGAGGATGCGATGCACATTGGTTGGGACATCATCACCTGCAAGATAACATCATGCAAGGCTACACGCACAGACGCCGGACACAAGAGCACAATATCAGGTTATGTCGTGATGTCAGTCAGGAGTGTGCGCATACGCTTCAGATGGAAAGCCTGCCAGGTTACATCATCAATGCCGCTTACCGTCGAGCAGGATTACTTATGCTTACCCGAAATAGACGGAGCGTTGCTGGTGGGCAATAGTGGTCGAAAAGCCGATTTTGAAGCCAGTCTGAAGATGGCGCAGGCGGTGATCAACAAACATAAAGGGAAGTGGGAGGCAAAAGTTAAGCATGTTGTTCGTTTATCCCGCTGGTAGCGTTAGTAAATTAATATTAATTTTCTAATACATCATGTTTTTGACAGTCTTCTCAGTATTAACAAGCTGATTATCATCCCCTCGGTCTTTTTCTATCCGGGGGATAAATGGAGCAAATCAGTAGCGCCGAAATAGCGGATATCATGATCAGGGCTGACTGCTATCTGACGGTCACCGAAATCACCAGCCGTGCAAAAGCACAATATCCTCACCTTCATGTGTCGCGCGTAAACGTAAATAACATCATACGTTTTTTTGTTCGTTCCAGTCGTGCCATTTGCGAAATAGACGACCGCGTATACCCCCGGAAATATTGGTTACATGGCCTGAATGGATACCAGTTCAAGGTGCGCGGGCGCACTCCTGAATTCGGTCGGCTGTTGGTGAAAAACACCAACCGAAAGATAGAAGCTCAATTACGAAAGGAGCAGCGTCAGTTGGTGGCGATGACTAACCAGCTATGGAACGCCGCTGTGAAAAAACGTGAGGCTTCCCTATGACGTTAATTAACTGGGAGGCGCATCGAGCTAAGTTCCTGGAGTTAAGAGAAGAAACCGGGATCACCATAAAAGAATATTGCGAGCAGCATGACCTCAGCTTTAACACCGCCAGAAAGCATCTCAATATGAAAAAAAATGAGGTTAAGGCGAAAGCTAAGGCTGCCGGGAAAAGTACAAAACAGCGCGCAAAAAGCAGCGCCACCGGCTCAAAAAAAGAGCAAAAAAAGGCTGATAAAAGCACAGAATTTACAAAAACTGACAAATCGTTAGCTGGTGGACAGTTCCGCGCCATGCCGCAAAAACAAAATGCGGATCACAAAGAAAAACCAAGTAATAACAACAGGATACACAAGGATGTGAAGGGATCATTTTGTGATGAAATGGGAGAAATGATCCCTAAAAGCAGCGAAAAAGCCCAACGAAACAAGGGATCATTGCAAATGATCCCTGACTCATCAGCTCAAAGCGCCACTTTGCCTGCCACCAACGTCGCCCGTGAGATGATGAAGAACGGCGCGACTGAACATTTACGACTTGCGATACAGATGGCGCAGGAACGAGCAATTCAGTATCAGGCCATCGTTGACCAGGAAGCGGAGCGACTACAGGAAGAGATTGACGCCCTCGGCGATACACAGCCAGAGGGGATGCACCCAGGGCAGCGTCTTCTCGGCCTAATAAGCGATGCGGCCTACTACATGAATGACTTTATCAGTAGGTTGGCAGCCATCTACCAGACCGAGCAGAAGCTACGCCAGGGGGATGAAAAACTTGCGCAGGGCGCGCGTCAGCAGGCATTCAGGGAGGCTGAGGCCAGAGAAAAACTGGCGATTGCCCGCCTGCAGGCCGAGCAGCGTGGCAAGGAGATTGAGTATCGCATTGGCGCTGACGCACGCGCCGCCAGGGTTATCGCCGCCGCTATACGTATGCGTGAGCGCGAGGAGCTGGACGATATAGGCGTAGCTGAATATATCGAGCGGCAGGGCGTCAGTGTCCCAGCTATCCTGGCGGCACGAGCGGCAAAAGCGATCTCACTTCTGGAGCCTCCGGTTTCTGACGTTAACGATGTTGATGATGAGCAACTGGATAAAGAGGCGAAGCAGTTTGCCGAGCAACAAGCTGGACTCCCACAATGGCTTGCACAACGCCGGGCTGAAGTAGCGAAAATCGTTGATAGGCTTGGGATGGGGGATTACGACCGGAACGGAGAACGTAAAGCCGGTGAATTTGAGGCCAATGATGAAGACCTGAATATAGACCCTTCCGCCACGGCTGATATCTACGGTGATTATGACGCGGGGGATACCGGTTTTGATGCTGTAGATGACGAGATTGTGATAGACCAGCCGGAGGATGACTAATGGCTGGTGGTCGTAAGATTAAGTGCGTCACCAGTGATCCACGTTGGCGCGATATGGTTATCAGGTATCGATACAACTTTACCCAGGCGGTTGTCGATATTTTTGGGATGTTCCCCTCCCATCAGCAGCAGCAGATCATTCAGTCAGTGCAGGAGACGGGGAGCAGGACGACCGTTACGTCCGGACACGGAACGGGTAAGTCATCCCTTACCGCGATGTTGCTACTAATTTTTATGATCCTGTTCCCCGACGCCCGCGTCATTATTGTTGCGAACAAAATAGGCCAGGTAAAAACAGGCGTATTCAAATACGTGAAACAGTTTTGGGCGAATGCTGTTAAGCGCCACGGCTGGTTACAGACCTATTTTGTCCTGTCTGACACCATGTTTTATGAGCGTTCCCGTAAAGGGATATGGGAAGTGCTCTGTAAAGGTTATCGACTCGGTAACGAAGAGGCACTGGCGGGGGAGCACGCGGAGCATTTACTGCTAATCCTTGATGAAGCATCGGGCATATCCGATAAGGCGATTAACGTCATGACGGGGGCGTTAACGCAGAAAGATAACCGTATGCTCATGCTTTCCCAGCCTACGCGTCCAAGCGGTTACTTTTATGAATCCCACCATTCAAGGGCAAAGGCAGAAGGCAATCCGGAAGGAGTCTGGACGGCAATAGTCCTTAACTCTGAAGAATCTCCATTCGTTGAACCGAGCTTTATTCGTGAGAAATTGCTGGAGTACGGCGGCAGGGATTCGCTGGAGTACATGGTTAAGGTGCTGGGCCAGTTCCCGCGTGCAATTAACGGGTATTTGCTTGGTCGTGATGAGTGCGACCGCGCCGCACGGCGTAAAGTGTTGCTGGAGAAAGATTGGGGCTGGGTAGCGACCGCTGACGTCGGTAATGGTCGCGACAAATCGGTGCTCAATATATGCAAAGTATCCGGTTATCGTGAGAAACGACGCGTTGTGAACTTTAAGATACTGGAGATGCCAGGCACTATGGACCCGTTGGCTTTTGCCGACTTTATCTATAACGAATGCACTCCTGATAAATACCCGAACATCACCATTGCTGTGGATGCTGATGGCTTTGGTTCAGATACGTGTGCGCAGCTTGTCCGCCGTGGTGCTAATCCCGTTCGCATCCGTTGGGGTAAGCCTATGTTTGCGCTAAGAGACAGAGAACGCTTTGTCAATCAGCGTGCTTACGCCAATATTATGGCAGGGGATGCCATTAAATCAGGGCGTATGCGTATCGATAGTGACCCCAAAACCGCAGATCAGGCATCAAAAATCCCGTATATGCTTAACGAAGAAGGGAAGGTAGCGATGATGCGCAAGGAGCACATGCGGCAGAAGTTAAACATCAAGTCGCCGGACAGATGGGATACCTACTGCTTCACTATGCTGGTGGATTACGTGCCTGCTAATGAAGACATTGGCGCAGAACTCGCAACATTCCGCGATCAGGTGTTGGCAGAAGTGGATATTCCTGATATTGACATTTAAAAGCCCCGGCGATTCGGGGCTTGTGGGTGGTTTGCGATTACCAGAGTTTTGCCGCGTACATCGTTTGTGTGAATGTGTACCCATAGCGTTCTTCAACGCTTTTACCGTATTTTTTCCTGGCTTCAGTAAGGCGGATGCCTGTCAGGTCATCGCCGGAGGCAATCATAACTTCCAGTAGTTCCAGGTCCATTTTATCCAGCCTTGCCATTGCATCTTTAGCCTCTTGAATTTTCCGGCTAACGATCTGGTGTATGGCTGGATCGGCTTCGGCCAGCATTTTATCTGATTTGTTTTTTAAACTCTGATTGCGGATATCAATGTTTCTCAGGATATATGACTTCACGACATAGCTTGGCTGCTGCTTTTCCAGATCACGAACCCGATAAAGGTCAAATTCGCCGAGAAGTCCGCACGGAAGCGGTTTAATGCCAGTGTAAATGGTAAGGGTACGGCGCTCACCAACGTTGTTAACAACGGGAATCTCTGTGTTTGCTTTTCTTGCAAAGATCAGCGCACCGTGCGCACCCACTCGGAAGCGTGAAAGTCCATTGTTGCCCTCGATATTGGTGGTAATCACCACATCGGTATAACCTTCTTTTCTTGCGCGGTATACCTCGCCCTCACGTTCAGCGGCGAAGAATCTGCGTTCTTCTTCAAGCGCACCGACAACCTGTGAAAATATCCTGTTTTTCATGCTTTTCTTTATAGTTTTATCGTATTTTTTCAGCAGGTCTTCGCGCGTAAATGTTCTCGTTGTGGTTGCGCTTTGCATAACGATATGCGTACTCTGATTAGTATCCTCAACAATGAATGGGATCGGTAAATAAACCGACTCAACAATGTTTGAGGCTTTGTCATCATCCTTGCGACACAGATCAACAAAGGCTTTCCATTCGGCTATGCATTTTTCAGCTTCTTCTAATACAGCCGGATCATGTGTTAATGCAACATGGCGAAATTCCTCGCCAACATAACTGGTATCATGGAAAACAGAGTTTGCGACCACCAGCTCTTTCCACCGTTCAGCGGTTTGCAGGAACCGTTTGTACTCATTCTCGATCGACTTCTTACTCATTATTCCTACTCGATTTAGTTTTCTAACATAAAAGTCCTGTGACAAATTTATGCTGAATAACAAGGTGAGTAAAGGATAAAACCGCTTTTTTTTGATTGTTTCTATTAGAAAATGTAACCAGGAACAGCTACCGCATGGCTGACGGATTTGCGAAGTGATCTGGTCGGTGTTTTTTTTGGGAAAAAAGTCCTGATTTCTAACTTTAAATAATTGGCATTATTTAAAGTTAGGCTATAATCTCCAGTAAACAGGTAGTATTGACAAGGATGAAAAATCATGCCTCGAATCAAAGGCTTGAATTTTGAAAATTAACTTATAACTACCCTGTCAGTTTTCTATTTTTCACGTAGCGTTATCTGTATATAGAGGTTTAATAGTTTCATGGGTGAACTAGTTATCTCCGGCGGTTCTGGTGGTTTTCTGCGCGATATTGGCACCGAATACCAAGAAGCTGCAAAAAACTTTATGCAGTTCATGAACGACCAGGGAGCTTATGCCCCAAATACGCTTCGAGATCTCCGTCTGGTGTTTCATTCCTGGGCGCGGTGGTGTAACTCGCGCCAGCGCCCCTGGTTCCCGATTACGCCGGAAATGGCCCGCGAGTATCTTCTCCAGTTGCATGAGGCCGATCTGGCTTCGACCACCATTGATAAGCACTATGCCATGCTTAACATGCTGCTTTCGCAATGTGGCCTCCCGCCGCTCTCGGACGATAAAAGTGTGTCTCTGGCCATGCGGCGCATCCGGCGCGAAGCGGCAACGGAAAAAGGCGAGCGAACAGGCCAGGCTATACCGTTGCGGTGGGATGATCTGAAATTGCTCGACGTATTGCTGTCCCGTTCCGAGCGGCTGGTGGACCTGCGCAATCGGGCGTTTCTCTTCGTGGCATACAATACCCTGATGCGTATGTCAGAAATCTCGCGCATCCGCGTCGGAGATCTGGACCAAACAGGTGACACTGTAACGCTGCATATTTCACACACGAAGACCATCACGACCGCCGCCGGACTTGATAAGGTGCTTTCTCGTTGCACTACCGCCGTACTGAACGACTGGCTGGAGGTGTCCGGACTTCGTCAACATCCGGACGCGGTGCTATTCCCGCCAATACACCGCAGTAATAAGGCCAGAATCACGACAACTCCCCTTACTGCACCTGCAATGGAGAAAATATTCAGCGATGCCTGGGGGTTGCTGAACAAACGAGATGCCACGCCGAACAAGGGAAGATACCGGACGTGGACAGGCCATAGTGCGCGTGTTGGTGCGGCAATTGATATGGCTGAGAAACAGGTGTCAATGGTCGAGATCATGCAGGAAGGCACATGGAAAAAGCCCGAAACACTTATGCGATATTTGCGCCGTAGCGGGGCATCCGTTGGTGCAAATAGTCGCCTGATGGATTCCTGAATTAATTTTCTAACAACCTTTTTAGACAGTGCATTTTAATGTAAAGTACCCTCGCCTATTGCGGAGGGTACTTTGCACAATCGTATTACGGAATCAAAACGCTTCACTGTTGACGGTTACACCATAACCTTCACTGCGGGCGTTAAGCGAGACCAGGCGGTCGTGGTGTTCGGTGTTATGACCGGACTTGATGCCGTTCCCGTGTTTACCCTCGAAAAAAACTGGCGAAATCTGGAGGAAGCTGAACGCTACGTCCGGAAAGTAACCGTCATTGCTGCTGAAAAACTCCTGGCCCACTATCAGGAAAATTATCGCGCTATGACCGAGAAAATTAACCATGTTTTCACTCGCCCCACCAGCGGCTTCATTGCTCCTGATGCAAATGCCGGGCGCTATCCGGCAAGGGGGCGCAAATGAAAACTTACTACCCATCCCTGAACTGCTATCCAACCACTAATCCTGAGCTGTCAGGGAAACTTCTGTCCCTCCTGGCTGATAGTCCTGATGAATGGCATAAGCCTGGTGATATCAACACACAGTTCCCTGAGTACGGGTGTATCCGCACCCGAAATGAGCTGAAGAACCTCATTGCTCACGGTTTTGTCCGTCACCGTAGCGGGAAAGGCTATCAGTTGGCTATCCCACAAGGAGAGGCAAGAGAACTCTTTGGCTATCGAGAAAGCCAGACGCAAGCGCGGGTGATCGCAGAAATTATCCGTAATGGCAGCGTCTATGCCCGCAAATTCTGGCTGTCTGGCGGTGGCGATGCATCACAGTTCTTGCGTGCTGTGCGATCGCTGGAGGAACAAGGTGTAATCGAGAATACCTGCGTCTCCGTTCCGACCGCTCCGCATATCAAACGCCGGATTTATACATTTACCCGGAGAGCTAAAAAGCAATGATTAACGTGAAAGTGAAACGCCTTCATCCGGCGGCAAAACTCCCCGTTTACGCCACCGCCGGATCGGCGGCGATGGATTTTGTTGCTGTTGAAATAACGCCTGGTATCGATAGCAATGGCGCTATTTCCTCAAGCTGGTGGGTGCATACCGGCCTCGCTATGGCGATCCCTCCTGGCTGGTGTCTGAAACTTTATCCTCGTTCCGGATTGGGCTGCAAAAAGCATACGCGCCTGGCTAACTGCGTAGGAATTATCGACGCCGATTATCGCGGTGAAATCATGGCAAAACTGATTACAGATCCTGGTGGTGAAGGTGTTTGCCTCAAGCCTGGAATGGCGGTCATGCAAGGCATTTTTGAGCGTGTTGAACCGGTATCGCTGGTAGAAGTTGATGAACTCGATGAAACAGAGCGAGGTGCTGGTGGCTTTGGTAGCACATCGGAAGACCGCATTGAAATCAAGCGTACACCGCTTCAGTACGAAAAGTTTTAAGTAGAGGAAAGATTATGGCCAGCACTTTTCAGGTGTTCCCCAAATACAAAAGCCACAGCATCATTCGGGCATCGAAAATCAAAGATATTGTTATTGTCGGCGAAGCTTATGCGCCCATTTTTGGCAGTATCGAAGTCGTGGAGCCAAAAGGAATGACGCTTCGTGTTGATGGTGTGTTCTTGGAAAAATTCCGACCGCAAATAGGAGGATATCTCGTCACTGCTGAAAATGGCTATCTGGTCTATGTGCCAGAGAAAGCATTTGAAAAATGCTATAGCCGGGTTAACGACGCCTCCGAAAATGGGGTATCGCTCAGCATTGAAGGTCACAATGGGGTGACATTCATTACAGCCAGGGACGTAACTATTTCTGCTGGCGGTATCGCTACTCTACAAGAAGAAATCGACCTTGAAGCAGCCGACTTTTCTGACGCGCTGATGTGGCTGAAGGATGGCAAGAAAGTTGCCCGGCGCGGGTGGAATGGCGAAAACCAATTCTGCTGGCTGGTTCCAGACAAACAGGGCGCTTCAAGACTAACCCCTATAAAACATGCCATCAATGGAGAGCTTGAAATCAATTTCGACTCTCCTCTTGCTCCTTATGGTACGCATTTCGCTTTGAAAAATGCACAAGGTGTAGTTGTTCCGTGGGTGCCTTCAGTTGGCGACCTGCTGGCCTGTGACTGGTTTGTTGTGGAGTGATTTAACGTGGAAAATACCAAGAACATTCAATATCGCCTGCGTAACGGCCTGCTGGTGGATGTAAACGATGATATGTCCCTGCCCTTTGCCACCATTGAGCGAACCATCCTTACATACCTGGGTTTAGACGAAGAGTTAGATAGTGAGAATGGCATTGCTATCTGGCGTGACGGAAAAACGGGAGTCAGACGTTTTATTACGGCAAGAGGCATTCAGTGCACACAGGAAGAATTGTTTGAACTGGCGCAGTCTTATGGATGCATCGCGTTAGATCCCCTGCATGACCCAGCCATAGCGCAACAACTCATTCGAGAGCTGTCGCTTTCGGTCACGCCAATAATCTTCCGCCAGGGAACCTTAACCGGCACATGGCGTGTAGAACGCATCTCTAAATATCAGCCATATAATATCCATTTGAACGGCACTATTACTGGTGTGGATCAACCAGTAGCAGGTGAAAACAAAGACCTGGAACTTGCAGTAATGATGGCTGCTTGTCGCGTGCTTGGCCTGGGCAAGCAGATGTTTATCCATTTCCCAAACGGCGCGGAAGGCGAAGTAGAGCTGATTTCCTGCGACTTTTCCTTAACCTGGATGCTTGATGAATTCCTGGACAAAACAGTATTCCGTGCTGAAGAACTGGATATGTATGTCACCTCAAGTATTCCTAATGACGTGAAAGTTGAGGCCATCGCTACAGCCAGGGCGAAATGCCGTGCGGCGATTGCAGAACAGGCCAAAGAAGAACAGTCCGATGAAGTCGCGGCAGATGTGGAAGCAGAGGATGCTGATGCTGACGCCTAAAAGCAAGAAATTAGCTGGCTGACAGCAGAAAAAATCATTGAGTGATAGTAGGAAGCCCGCTTGGTTGAGCGGGCTTCTTTTCAAATATTGGAACCATATAGTTCACGTAGTTTTTCCGCTACTGAAGATACGGGGATTTCACCAGTTGCAGCCCCCACCGCAAGTTCCACCAGCACGGGAGAATCATATACCTGTATACCGTTACGGCGTAGAAATAGCAGCGCACTGTTTAGCGCGGTACGCTTATTGGCATCATTGAATATATGCCCTCTCGCAGTAGCCACCAGGTAGGTTGCGGAGACTTCGAAAAGGTCGGTGATCTCTTCGTAGGCAACTCTGGCCTGAACTCTCCCGATAATGGCCTCTGCCCTACCCGGATCTGACATTCCCGGCAGGCCGCCGTAGCGGTTTATATTCGCATCATGAAGCGCAATAAGTTCTTCCGGTGATATATGCCTCATTATCGGTTAACCAGTTCCTTGTTGGTGGAGTCCAGGGTGTCAAACAGGGATGCAAATTCAGCATCCAGCGCCGCTTTTTTGTAGGCTTCGAAAGTAGCCTTGCTGACAATTACTGCTGGCTCACGGCCTCTGCGGGTGATTTCAACCTCTTCCCCAGCTTCAACATTGTTGAGCACTTCAGAAAGGTTGCCACGCGCGGTACGGAAGTTAATGGATTGCATAAACACCTCGTGTACTCGTTATGTGTACACAATTATAAACTTCACAGGCATAAAGCACCAGCACTTTGCAGCTTAAATCACCGGACAATCGTCAAACTCCCCACTTCGGGCATCATTGATGAAATGATGTGGTCACGCCAAACTTTAATCTTCAAGGTCTGCTTCTGATACCACTGTATAACCCAGAAATATTTTAATCTCATTCCACAATCCCATGATCTTGCCTTCATACTCTGATGGTTCTCTTACAATTACTGAATCTGGGGGAGTGTGAGCCTCTAATTCGGTTATGATCTCATGGCAAAGATTATGTTTGTAATATTGTTTTAGTTGCTCTCGAATAGGTTTTGGCGCACTTTCAATAGTTTCTTTTGCGGCATTTAGTGAAAGAATTATATTACTTGCGTCATTAACATCCCAGTCTGATCCAGCTTTTCCTGTTGCTATTTTATTTGCCCTATCAGCAAAGTTTATCAATGCTTCACTATAAAATTTTTCCTTATCGAATAATCCAAGCTTTTTACTTGTGCGCAAACTAATAAAAGCAGCTATTGCTGACCCAAATGCCGCAATAGCTGATGCCCAATCGGGATTGATATGAAGAAACATGCTATCTCTACCTAATGCCAGATCTTTAACCTAGAAATATTGTATCAGTAGTTATGGCTTTGCCACCAGTAATGCGATTTTTTCCTAGTTGTCATTGCCCCCTACCAGCGGCAATAAAGCCCTGGCCATCTTATGAACCAATAGTGCATCAATAATGCCAAGCGTATGCCCCGGGTTAATGTTTAATGCCGCCTCAAGGTGACACCTTTCCAGGCCACTTTTCTCGGCTTGTTTATGATGATCTGGCGTAATAACGTCGCCCAAAACACGGCTAATTCTTTCTCGTAATTGCTGGGTGCCAGCACACTTGATAGCTGTATCGTGGAGACGGTTAACCAGTTCGCGGTAAACATGCGGCTTAATTCGTATACGTTCGCCGGGGACGCCATTTCCTGGCGCTTGCTCCGAACTATCCAGATAGTTGCCAGCCTCGTAAGCTACCCGCAACCAGTGCATGAATGTTTCCGCAGACACACAACCGCAGTCCACATCGATTTTCCCGCGTTGCAGTTCCAGCCATTGCTCAAAATCTAACTTGTAAGCCTTACTTTCAAGTTCATCACCATTGAACTCGACTTTCTGAGACGCTATGCGAGCTGCTTCATACTGTTCACGAGTGACAACCGATGTGAACGCACTGCGATCAAAGTCACTGATATCGCAAATAATGCCATCAAATGAATAATTCTTTGATGGTTGGTAATTTTTGTAGCGCGTATCAAAACGAACCGTAGCCCAACTACAACCTGCCAGCGGAATGGATAGATAGCAAAAATCTTTTCCATCAGGCCATCCAGCCCCCTTAGATAATTCCTTCACTAAAAAGTCAATCAGTGTCATTCCGTTACCATCCTTGCAAGGCGCTAACGCTATTTTGGCAAGCGCCAATACTTCATCTGCCGTATATCCAGCACCGTGACCATACATTTCAATACGGGAAATAATCTCTGATATACGCTCTTTAGTGATTCTGGTCATAGCTGTATTTCCTTACATGATTCGCCTTTACGACACACGGCTACACGGTTATCTCGTACATTAACCACGGTCACCGTTCCGTCATCGCATTGAGTGACTATTACAAGATTCTCTGATTCAGTTACACAGTGCTGCTGTTCTCCAGCCATTGCAGCCGGAGGAGCAAATAGCGCCAGAACAAATGCCAACCTTAAAAAATGCTTCATTTGGCCTTATCCGTTATCAAAATTGGAATATCCGTTATCACGAGCGTGATATCCGTTATGAAGGGGGTAATAAAATTACTTAGTAATACCCTCCTCCAGACTGAACGCCAGCGATAACCCAGGCCGCAAGAAGCGTAAAGCCACTCCCAGCTCCACATTCCATCGTTCCCCATTCAACACCACCAGCCAGCAAAACAAATGAACCGCAAAGGCATACAAACAAAAAAGTAATCCAAAATTTCTTTCTGTTTTTCATTATGGTTGACTCCAGTTATCTTCAATAACAATACTTAACCTCTGAAGCCATTCTGCTAATTTCAGCATGGCTTCTCTTTCGCTTAAACCACGCGGGAAATCATCAAGTGCAATTGTTGGCTTGAAGTTCCCAAAATTATCCATTTCAACGGTCAGATTTTGCTCCAGCACGGTATTCCTTACGCGGCTATTGTGCCGAAGCAAATATACTGAACGTGATTTATTGTTTTTGTGGTCGAACGTATATTCGGTAAGTATCATCTGGCTTCCGCCATAATTATTACCGCGCCACATAATCACTCCGTGTTAATAAGAAAAGTAGACCGTTGCGACTCTGTTATATTGATCGAACGAAATAGCATTTACTTCATAGCTGGTGGGTATCTTTTCGCCAAGAATGTAACCAGGCCATGATTTCCACGGAATTTCTGCTCGTTCGTCATGCCACACTGCGCAACCAAGAGAACCGACCGTCTCTCCATGCCGTTTTCCGCAAGTAACAAAGCCTATATTTGGCTTATCTTGCGTGACTGCTACAGTGGTGGTATTTGCGGATGCATTGATTGCAGTGCGTTGCTCCTGCTCGCTTGCGGCTGAGGCACTAATTGCTGCCGTTGTTGCGGCGGTTGCAACAATAACCGATGCATGTGATAAATGGCAGGCAGATAACATTGCCAGAAAAATAATAGTTCTCCGAAATTTAGCCATTGATTTAACCTTTATTGCGAACATATTTAGCTGTGTGTTGCCGATGTGCGGAGATTTTCTTATATCAATTCCACGCGCTCTGCTAACGAGCAATCCAAATAATCTTCCGGATGCTTGTCGGTGTTATTAATGATGCGAATCCTCAAATCTTTTCACCTTTGAGGATAAGTTGCAGGTTAGCCACGGTTAACCTCCTGCGGCGGTTCCGGTAGCCGCATCCAGTCGGTTACATTACGACTCTGTGTTTCGAAAAATTCATCACCATTGCGGACAATATCGAAAAACTCTCCGTCTCGATATTGCGCATAAAGAACGAATGCGCCATCACATAAAATAATTACGTGCTGACCATCATCTGGCATTCGCTCACTACAGCTTATCCAACCATCCGGAGTTACCGGATAGTTGCCAGCCAGTCTACGCAAAACAGCCTTAACAGCCTCAATACGGTCATCATCGCAACTTTCCAGCGTATCTATGCGATCGAGCATGATGATGGCGTTATCAATATCAGGATTGCCGGTCCACTCATTACCGCGATTGGATTCGGCAGCCTGGTTGCCGTGTACTGTTTGATTCTCGGCTTTACCCAGTCTGTCGTCGCTGCATGAATGCCCTTCCAGCCAGGCCAATGCTTGTCGCATGAAATACGCAATATGTTTGCCGTGGTAATCGTCTTCATCGATGTGAAAAGCGATACTGCGGATGTATTCAATTGCGTTTTCAATGGCCTCCGGCGTTATCGGCGCTGACATATTTTGATTTTGGAGTGCCAAGACGCGGCTGGCATCCTCAACATCTTTAACTGCATCTGCGCAGTAGTTATAGCGATTGCACTCCACTAACTTCTGCTTGAGATTTTCAATTGCTTGCGCGACATCAGCCTGTATTACCGGCACAGGCGGAGCGGCGTACAAAGCAATCAAACTGCCAATTGTTCGCTCTTTCGCATCATCCAGACATGGGTAGGCCGGGGTAGATACAATTGCATTATCTCTAAGGTCGTCAGCCATTACCCATGCCATCGGTTCTGCTTCCAGCGATGCCAGCACAATTCGTGCCAGCTCACGCACAACTTCAGGGGGCGCGTAACGGTCATTCAGGTCATCCCACAGACGTAGCATGTTATCGCTACCAAGGTGAACATCCTCGTTAGTTCCGGCAAGCGCACTAATAACCTCATCGGCAGCTTCAATAATTTTCTTGGCCTGTTCTCTGGTAATACTGGTCATAATTTATGCTTTAGTTGTAGCCAATCGGATTAACAGCAACAATAACGCCATCCGCGAACAAATCTTTAATGAGGTGTTCGCTCGGCTCGCCTTTTTCGTACTCTTCAATAAGGTAAGTGTCTCCATCTTCATTGATATAAACAGGAAGAATGGAACCGTTGATGAAGTAGGTTCCGTTGTTATCGAGGATTTTTGCCTCGGCGATTTGTTTTTTGGTAAAACGATCTTCTTTTTTCAAAGTTGCCATATCTGTTTCCTTATGTGGGTTAATTTTATTGTGTAGCTTCCTGAATGGGGTCCACACTATATCGATATACAGTTCAACTAACGGTTCAAATACTTTCCCCATTAGAACAGTCACTAATATTGAGGCTATTGGTATCAGCAACACGAAAAACAGAATGATAAACAGCAATTCTATTGCTCTACTCTTTCGCGGATATTCTTTTCTGAATAAAGTGGGCATTTCCTCCCCATTAAATGCGTCAATGATTTCTCCAGTGTTTTGCGCTGCACCGGAATTATCTTTAAATCCTTCTTTCATCGTTTGCTATTCTTCCTCACACCCAAGATATGAAAGAGATGTAATTGCTTTTGCACGGAAACCACCAATCTTGCTAAGTGCGCTTTTAAGTGCGTCAAGGTCAGATTGTGATTTGATCATGAAAGTTAACCGCGCAATTCCAGACATAGAGTCAGAACCATTCACTGCGTTGTAGTGATATATGTATCGGGTGACTGATTAGGTCACGCCCTCCTGCTGGTGGTTTATATTGGCGTCCTGTCTTGTGTTGGCCTGCACCATCTCTTCGATTCGTTTAGCCAATGCTGCGCGTTCTTCAGAGTAACGCAATGCTTTCCGTATCCATTCGGCACGTTGCTTTCTAAGGTCTGCAATCAGTCTGTCTTTGCCTTTCAGCTTAAAACGTGGGCGGCCTGCCGTTTGCTCAATCTCCACATTCTCATGCTCAATGGAGGTGGTCATTACGTGTCTCAGCCCGGCGTTCTCTGCCACCAGCGTCGCTAGAATAGTCTCAAGCTCTGAAATTCGGCACGTGGCATCAATATTTGTGTCTTCCAGGCGTTTAACTTCATCCAACAATGCCAGCGCAACTTTTGGTGGGATAGCCGCGATATAACGGGCATTAGCACCAGCATTCCTTTGTCCATCAATGCCAGGCCAGTCAATAAAGTATCCGCAATGCCTACCCTCAGACGTGCGCGCAGGATAAATGCCGTTATGACCCGGCAAAATATATGCTACCCATTCATCTTGCGTTGCCTGTTCCGCCGCCTCGCGCAGTTCTTGATAGTTAATTTTGCTCACTGGTTGCCTCCGCTTCCCACGTTTTCAGACTTTCACCACAGAACGGGCAAAATGAAACTCGAATCGGCGATTTAGAAAATTCACCAGACCGCAGCATGATCAGGTCTTGTGAACGAATTAATTCATGGTTATAGATTTTGTATTTCAGCAGACCTTTTCGCGTCGTGTATTCAGCGTCATGCTCCAGGGATTTTGCCAACGCCGCGCACGGTTCTATCTTGTTGCCATTAATTTGGCATTTTGACTCACTCACTGGTTGCCCCCTGAATACGCTCAAACTCTATTACCCACACCCAAGGATTAGCGTTCCAACTATCTTCGCCATAAATTGATTTCCATAGGCTACGGAAACCTGGGTAATGCTTATCGCCAATGAGGGTCGATTCTGTTGGTGCGCCCTCAGCCCTTGCATCGCATTCGCTGATATCGTTCAACCGCTCAACGCGCACGTTGGTAATTTCCAGAAGAATGCGCGATGCCCAGCGCGGCATGTGAATTGATGGCGTCCACTTTTCTGATACTGGTTTATTACAAACCTCGACCGGAACCCGGTGCGTTTGTTCTGTCCAGGAGTTACGCACGCTTGCGCGATAAACCAGCGTTGCGACGTCCGTCGCTTTGCCATGTACCCGGTAGGTTTCGCGAACCCAAATACGATCGCCCGGTTGACCATATGGACAATGCTTAGCAAGCAACTCTGCGGCCACTGCCCGTCCATAGAATTTTTCTTCAACAATCCTGCGAGTCTGTGTTTTATTCCCGCCAATAATTGCCCGGACCATTTCATCGTTAAAAATCATCCCGCGTTCTTTCATTTTTTGATCCACTCCATCAGTTATTGAACGTGATCACTCCGCGCTCGATGGCGAAGTCGAAAAGCTGGTTAGCGGCTACGTAAAGGCGTATGCCATGTGCTTTTTCCCATGCCCGGACATCGTTTTCTGCGCTTCTGGCGCATTCATCGCAAAGAGGAACGGCCCAGCGATCGTGTTCGTTTAACGAGCGGGCGCGGTACATGAACGGGTGATTAACTTTGCCACCGCATCCGATGCACGGACGAGAAATCACAAACCGGAGATAAGCCGGGCTTTTACCGAGAACCGCTTTTGGTCGGCGCATATACAGCAGGCCGGAATCCTCATCTACAGACAGGTTGACGATCTGCTCTGCGGTTATGTCCACCAGCTCACGGGTGCTGTGCTCCCAGGTGATATCCGATTCTTTCAGTGTGCCGGTAGGGATTTCCTGTTTTGGCTGACAAAATGCAATGCGACCGGCTTCATCTGGCAGCTCGTCTTTAAGATTTCGGCGAATGGCCCAAAAAGTGAGTTCAACCATGCTCAGATCGCGTTCTGGCGGTAGTTTTAACTCGCTCGCAGCCCAGTTCATAACCCAGTTGGCACGATTCAGGGATAACTGGTCGTCCAGCTTGCTGTACCCCTTCATCATGTATTCCGCATCATGCTTCCAGCACAGGCGAACGGCAGAGCCGTTATAGAAATGAGTGGTTAGCTGGTGGCTGCAATCGCGCTTATCGTGCGCCTGGCAATCGTGGATATTGGAACTTACCCAATGAACAAGCGAATCTTCACCGCCCAACGCGTTAAATACGCGCTCGCTTTGAAAAAACGGTTTCAGAGACTGGTTGGCAACCAGCGAATAATTCAGATCCACTACGCCATCTGGCGTGTTTTCAGCCTGTTCACGCGGAAGTGGGGAGATAATGAAACGGCGACCTGCGCCAATGTAGTTGCTGGTGGGCTTGTCTACCGGAAAGACAGCCACACCAGCTCCGTTTACGAAATGAGGTGTGATTATTGCACTCATAATGTATACCGACTCCGTTTTGTTCCGAGCGGTAAAATAATATGTTAGAAAATTAAAATCAATATTCTAACACGATTTTGAGTGCATAAACGATGTGTACAGGATTACGACGGTCCTCCCTTCACCTGCTTTAGCGTCAGATTTCCGCAAAAAACCGCGCCAGTGTCTATGTAGTGCTGGTTCCAGAAAGATTTCTGCCTGTTTACTGGCGTATGCCCGAAAATAAAGCTATCTGCACCAGTGATCATTCCACCAACACCATCAACCGCGTCATAAAATCGCTCACGCCGCCAGGTAACATTGAGATCGCTAACAGGTTTACCAAACTGGTATTCGTTATCAGGATAGTCGGCATGGGCTATAACGATAGTTTCATGCCCGGTGTTCAACTCAATGATATAGGGCAGACGTCTTACCAGCTCCACCAGCGCCCTGGCTAATATTTCCCGATCAGCGTCCAGCATGAAGAACCATTGACCGCCATTCATTAGCCAGTTATTCACATTGCCTGCGAGACTTAACGCATCGATCATTAATCGCTCGTGGTTTCCCATAACCGACCGAAACCAAGGCATCTGCAATAGCTCCAGGCATTCAACATTTTCGGTGCCGCGATCGATAAGGTCGCCAACCGATATCAGTAAATCCTGTGTCGGGTCAAAGTCCACACGATGAAGTTCAGACATCAATCTGGTGTAGCAACCATGCAGATCACCAACAACCCATATGTTTCTGTAGCCTGAACCATCAATACGGCTATATAAATTCACTTCATGCAGCGCCTGGGTCATGCGGCAACCTTCTCCCGCAGCCAGATACAAACCGGACCATCTTCAGTGTCATGAATAGAGCCAACAAACCAGCCTTCGCCCTCTGGTCGCTCCGGTTCCCAGGCGGCAATATCGGGACCATCTGCGTCCAGATTAAAATCATCTTCATCCATACTGCGAATAGTCCACTGAAGATTATCATCCAGGCGTCAAATTCCTCAGTGGATATATATTCACGACCTGCGCAAAACTTTTCATGCTCCGGATGTGTCCAGCAGCCATATTCATCACGTTCTACCGGCATTTCTTTAATGATGCTCACTCTTCATCCTCCAAGTCGGCAACGGCCTCCATCACATCAGAACCGCGAATAACCTCAAAAGCACGGCAGGCCATTTCAAACACCTGTTGTTCTTGCGGATGCGGTGACTCCCAATACTTAAAACCAGGTCGATGCTCGTACCCCATCATGGAATAAAAATCGCCAGCAAGTTCAATCGCGGCATCAACAAGTTCGCGATTTGTCATCGTCTGTTCTGTCATTTTGTTTTCTCCTGTCTGAACATCACTATCATCAGGTCGCCTTTTGTCGCTATCCTCGCTGTTGTGCCTGGTTCAATGCTGCCAAGTTCAAATGCGTCATAGAACGCTTCTAATGCCTTCTGGCGTAGTTCCTGTTTGCGCCGTTTTTTCCACTGTTTCAGGAAAATGGAACCCAGCCATCGCCATGTACGGGACATGATGTAAAGCCAACCGAGAAGTGCCAGACCGGAATTTAGGAGCGTATCGATCGTTATTGTCGTGTCGATATTCACTTGCTGCTTCCTCTTCGAAGCTCATCGGCAATACTTACGCATATCTCTGCGCCTCTAATCAGCCCCGGAACGTTCTTGTTTGGCCCAACTTCACCATCAACAAAATCAATCATCGCGTTACGAGCCATATCCACGCCCTGCGCCCGTACTTCAGCCAGAATTTCGTCAGTGGCTAGAGTTTTTCTCGAACGGTAAGACCAAACAATGTCGTCTGTTTCACTAGGCTCTTCATGAGAGCAATTTGGACAGACAGCAGTACAACCGGCATGATCTTCTATGAGCATCTTCAACCACTCATTTTCCGCCGCCAGCCTCACGCGACTGGCCTCCAGTTCTGCTACGCGCTGTTTTGCAGCATCCAGCTCAACCGACAATTTTTCCAACTGCTCTTTATGCTTCTTGTATTCCTGATATGCGTGCCAAGACTGACCTTTGCGCACACTATCAGTGATATCAGCAACCTGCTCTGGTGTTAGCGTGGTCAGTGGCTGTGCTGGAAAAATCATCACTTGCCCGGCATCCCAATCAAAACCCACCTGAATTGACTGAACCTCAACTGATGGTGTTGAACCGATGCGACCAGGCGAATGAACAACGATCGTTACATCCATATCGCGATGATGGCTGTGGTTGTTGGACAAAATGCGATTCACCAACTCAGAAAATTTGGAAAATTTCATGCTGATTCCCTTTGCTCTTCCTGGATAATGTTGTTGCAATCTTTCACGCACTCGTTGCAGATGAAAACGTTGTCCCCGGCAATTAACTTTTTAACGGTGTGCTGGGATTTGTTGCAGAAGCTGCAATAAAGCGTTGGACTGGCTGATACGGATGGTGCGCCAGATGTCAGCCGCGCGATGTCGTTCTTGCGACGCAATATCACACGGCTGCACTCGACCAGCATCTCCGGGGATATATCCTCCTCCGTGGCGAGCGCCTCCAGACGTTCGAGCAAGCGAAATACTTTTTCCTGGGTGATTGCAGAATGCGATGTGGTCATCTCACTCTCCTTTGATGCGAATGCCTGTTGCAATGCTGTTTATGATGCTGTCAGTG